TCTTCGTTAGCGTTCTTCATCATATCAGCTAGTTTAGCCAGAATGTCACGATCTTTCTTAGAGATATTCTTTAGCTTTTTATCACTAGCCATCTTTTCTAATGACGCAGCATACGCTTTAGTTGACTCATCAAGGTCAACCGTTTCTTCTACTTTATTATGCATCTCACGGATGACTGTATTTAATGATTTCATTGGTATATCCTTGATTCCTTTAGTATAACGTGTTCTATTTAGTTTATTTGTTAATGGTGTTTACCACTTTACTTTATCTGCCCAGTAAGCAGCTGACATTTTACCTTTTTTGATATTCTTAGCGTGCCGTGCTTTGAACGACTTACGCTTTGCCTTCATCTTATCAGACTCACCCTTTTTAGGTTCACCAGCAGTTGAAGCGCCTTGCTCACCGAAACGAATAGTTTTAATCTTATCGCCATCTTTAGCTACAACAATATGACTCTTCTTTGGGTGACTTGGCGTTCCTTTTGGCTTATTAAACCCTGAAACTCCAGCTTTATCCAGTCGAGGGTCTTTGTCTTTTTCGGTTACGAAATCCTTGAAACTAAGCATCAGGAGTATCCTTTTGATATTTCTTACGCAACTTATCAGAACCAAACCCACCAGCTCTGTCATCTTCAACTATCATCTGCTCAGCCATAGTGCGCAAAACTCTAGGATTCACGTCATATTGCTTAGCAACTACGCCAGCATAGTATTCGTTACCATGACGAACAGGAATACCTTTCTTCTTCGCTTCAGCTTTCTTTCTCTTAATAATATCCTTCAAGATTTTAGCTGCAGCTGTATAACGCTTCTTCTGTATAGTCTTAGCCTTGACCTTATCAATGTCATCACTCATCTTTGATTCCATCAGGCTGTCATGATTAGCAATAGCATACTTGTTAGCGTCTTCTTCTTTATCGAATTCTTTTACAACTTCACCATCTTTGTTGTAAACGCAAAACTTGCCATCCTTTTCTTTGACATGATCTCTAGGATCCATTTCCTCATTGACAGATTCAGCTTTAGAACCTCGAACCTTGGCAGCCAAGTCAGCGTCTGCTTTGCCCCAAGTCCCCTTACCTTTTGTAACGAAACTATTAACACGAGCAAATGCCCATTGCTGTTGGTTGGCTCCTGGACGATGACCAGTGCGCCACGCTGCCATGCCACGATCATATACCTTTTTCAAGATACCATATGGCATACCAGATTTATCAGCTTTCTTCATCAGTGCTGCTTTAGCGTTTTCTGTAAGGTCGAAGCTAAATTCTTCTTTCAGGGCAGACCTTACTTGTTGAACCTTTGTCTCCATATCTCGGATTTCGCCCTCGATATCTTTACGCTGACGACCTCGACTCTTTTTAATTAAGTCAGCCAGTTGAGATTCAAATGAAGCCAGCTTACGCTTTAAGTCCCTATCGCCCTTACCTTTATATGGATTCTTTAGAGCCTCAGTTTGCTGATTCTTATCTTTAGTATCAGTAGTTCTGGCACGATCCATCATGCGGTCATGCTTTTTCTTATCGGAAGCCTTCTCTCTTTCAATTCTAGCTTTTACTTGGTCAACTTCTTTCTCGCCGAACATTTGACGATACTTCTTAGTATGCTTGGAAGTACGTGTCTTAGCATCAGAATCACCCACATGCTTATCAGGATATGCGCTCGGATCACCTGAATCTTTCTCTGCGCCTTTCTGGAATTGCGAATCACGCTTAGTCTTAGTTGACTTAGCCAAACCGCTATGGTACTTCGCAGGCTGACTGCCTTCTCTATCCTTAATATCTGAGTCTTGGCGCTCGAGTATAACTGATTCGAATATCGCATCAAAATTCTCATTCTTTGAACCTCTTTGTGATTTCAATCTCGCTATCTCCTTCTTGCGTGTAGCAGGAATTAGTTTCTTAGCTAGTTTTTGTATAATCGCTGACTTCTTAGCCACTAGTCTGTCGACATTCATTTTATCGCCAGGAGTCAGATTGGCATAATTTTGACCTTTCTTTCCTGCAACTTTCTTTCTAATAAGTTTAATTGCTGCCTTTTGCGCTCGCTTTTGAATAGTCTTAGCATCAGCCATCTTCTTGGCTTTCATCTTCTTAATGCGCTGTAACTTGGGAGCAAGGCGCTTCATTCTTCGACCGATAGCCTTACGCTGAGATATAGATAATGGCTTCTTCTGCTCATCTAGATCTTCTTTAATTACTGATCGGATAGTGTCGTACAAATCCTTGGCATCGGAGTCGCTCAACTTCTTAGGCAACCCAGTCTTAAATGTATCAAATTTACCTTGGATTGCCAACGCTCTTAGTTTTGATGCTGACATACCAGCAACGCCAACTGCGTCTGGGTCTCTAGCTCCAGCTGAACGAACGTCAATTGAATCAAACTCAAATGGACCACCGTTGTATTTGTTTAACAGACCGCTAAACTCACTGACTCGGTCAGAGCCAACGATCAATACAATATCAGTGTAATTCTTTTGGAGTTCTTGTAGGATTTGAATTATAGTTTTAGAGTTAGATTGCTCAATAACCGTACCAAATGCTTTGCGGGCAAACCGAATCTTCTCGGCATAGTTGAGCGGATCTTTCTTATTATTCTGTGTATGAGAAAGAAAGACTTTAGCATCAGCTTTTTCTCTCTTAGCAGTAGATGTGATTTTATCGACTAGCTTTTGATGACCGACTGTAGGTGGATTAAGTCTGCCAAATGTAAATACTACTTTCTTCATACGTGTTTCCCGTGGGCTTAACGTGTAAGTGGGGACACTATGGCAGCCCCCTTCTCCAGTTAAATTACTTAGACGCTTTCTTAACGCCTGAAGTTGCTTTAACTTGCTTGGTGTATTTTACACCTCTGTAAGTTAGTTCGTAACTCATCGCATTTCTCCTATTCGGATTATACGATTCTTTTAACGCATGAACCAATGCGGGTCTCTATAGTGGACCAAACTCAATAAGTAGACTATAACCGACTTTAGTGGGTGGTCTATATTAAGTGATACGCCCCATATCACTCTACTTACATGCTATTTATAAAAGTTTTAACTCCAACCTTTTATATAATTGTCAGAGAAGTTAGCATGGCTGAACTGCATTCTATTCACTAGCTTCAGCGCACTACCATCATTGTCAATAGCAACATAACCCTCTGGGGCAGTTACTTGGAATCCATCAGCAGTTCTAAGTAGCGTATCTATATTGCTGGCTTTATCCATTTTCTTGATGATTGCTTCTTTTGCGTCAATCAACTCATTCATCATTAGAAAGATATTCTGCAAGTTAGTCTTGTTAGCGTTAGAAAAGAACTTCAGTATCTCGTCACGCTTATCAGTCTGAACTTTCTTGCCCTTCGCAGTCTTACGCTTGCCTTCTTCTTTTGCATAGAACCCAGTAATATGATTGACAAGATCACGAACATGAGAACTTACGTTAGTTATCTTTTGCCCTGCTCTTACTTTAGTATTAAAGTGAACTGTAATTTGTCGAATCAGCTCTGGGTTGCTAGAGATAGCATTCATAGTAGCTGAGTCTAGTTTACGGAATATCTTACCAGCATTACTAATTGACTTGGTCACAGCTTTAGTTTCTTTCTCAGTAAATGTAGCCTTACCAGAAATATCAGTGAACTCAGGGTCAACAAACCAAACATCAGATGACTTTGTCAGCTTCTCAGATATCTTCTCACCGAACGAAGCTGTCATAGTCTCAAAAGATGAACCGCTATAAACAGTATGCCAAACAATACCGATCTTAGCCGACCGAATGGCTTTGCCCATCTCTGATTTACTAGGAACAGAGTATACAATTGTATTAGGGTGGAATGTAGTAACCTTTTCGCCATCTATCGTTTCGTTCTTTAAATCGCTCTTACTGAACAAGAAGTCACCTTGAACCACACCAGTAATTCCAAGGGCAGGTAAATGTTTCAGAGCCAGCTTCAGTTTAGCTGCTAGATCACCTTTAGTATCAGCATCTACTTCATCAGCGGTTTTATAGATCTTGGGGTTCTTGTTGAAGACCCCTTTTTTCGCCACGAAGAATTGCCCATCCCTCGGATCTTGACCAGCAAAGATAGCAGGAGCACCGTCCCATTTAACAGTAGTAGAAACGCCACGGCTAGAACTACCAGACAACATGTCACGCATAGATCGAAGCAGGTTAATAGCTTGTCTCGCACCAGTTACACCCCCATAAAGTACAGCATCCTCAAGATGCGTCATATGTGTATTTTTTTGTTCAATTAAGAATGAATTAAATTTTTTCATTATAGTGCTCATCGTGCCATCGTTGGGCTTCTTTCTTAGCAGTTCCTACATTTCTGTATGCGGTGACTGGGTGACGAGGTATATCACCTCCTACTTTGGTATTATCGAACAATGTAGGCATTACTTTCTGACTACCATCTTTGTTCTTTTTCATAGAATCCATACCAGATAAACGGATCTCATACTTACCATCTGAAGAAATGTGCTTGAACACTTTCTTATTGCCTGCGCCATATCCATCTGGAACTTTCTTCCATTTGATTTTGACCGACTCATTAAACTGCTTAAATGATTCCATTTTCGCCTGAAGCCTCTTCTTCGGTGTCTTCTTCCCAGTCTCTTGCTGGCTCGCAACCCAATTCAAACCGCTCACAGTCCCATTTAGCTGCAGCTTCTTTGGCAAGATGGACATAATCAAATATCTCAGTTCCTCTGTGGGGGTTTCGGTCACTTACGTCTTTAAGTGCTAATGCTAGTTGGCCAGTAAATGGCTCTATAATCTGACGTATTTCCCAGTTGCCGCCAATCTCAACCAACTTATACAATGGGTTATCTATTCTTGTTGAATTGTTATGGTGTCTGGGGTCAATTTCTCTTTTCCAAGTGAACGGATTCCAGTCCATATGTTCAGATTTATACATAATTACCTCTTCTTTTGTCCTTTAATCCATTTTGCAGCAATCCTATTTTCAGGTGGCTTTGCTGCCCATGTTTTAATATCTTTATATGCTTCTAAAGTTGATCGCTCAATGTCAGAACCTTCAGAGTTATCAACAACAATCATGCGGTTTCGGAACAGACCTTGGAACTTACCAATATTCTTCTGTACATCTTTCCACATTTTCTCTACCATCTTATCAGGTACAGAACGCTCCCTCGCTTTATTACGGTCAAGGGCAGTTTCTAAGTCAGTATTAACGAATATCATCTTAACAGCATAACCTATTTTACGCAGTTCGTCAACTTGTTTTTTAATTTTAGCATAGTCTTTACCAGTCCCATCAATAACCAGACCGAGTCGACCATCGAGAGCCAGCTTCATCTTTCTACCAGTCAGCGCCTTTGCGCCAGCACGTATCTCTTGACCTTGAGCCGAAGCAATATCTTCGGGAGATGTAGTTAGTCCTGCTTTCTTAAGACCTGCTTCAAACGCATCATCAGAGTTGATTAACTTAAACCCCAACGCTTGCAACGCAGTCTTACCTACAACGAAAGACTTACCTGAGCCTGGACCACCAGCTAGAAATACTGCCTTGAAGATTGAAGGGTCATTTACACCTTCGTTCAGTTCTTGTTTAAATTCTTTAAAGGAATGCATCATAATCCTAGTATAGTTTACAGTGAATTGATGAGAAGTCATTTACTTTAGTGCTTGAGTAGTAACAACTCTTCAGTATGTCAGGGTTGCTTTCTAATAAAATCTCAAGATAGTATGTTAGAAACGCACCAGCTTTCAATGCTATTTCTGATTCTGGGAATGGCGAAACCTTATCCTCTACTGCTGGGTCTTTTAGTAATCTTGGCAACGTAGTGTTCAGATATTTCATCGGGTCGTTCATAATCTTAACTTTATCCGAAGGAATATCATAACCATTCTCTAATGCTAGTTTCGGGAATAATTGAGCAGAGATAGCACCGAGCTGCACCTGAGAACCCTTTTGCCTACCCTCAAGGTAGATACGAATATCCGAGTCTCTCGAAACTGTTGATGCCTTATAACCAACTCTGATATTAAACCCAGTAATGTTACCAGAAGTTTCTAGAATAAAGTTCTTTTGGAATGGGTCAAATAATACACGACTTACTTTAACATCAACGTCAGGGAGATCGACTGTAGAAACTGTTTCAAACTTACCAGTCTTGCTAGCAGATACTTTCTTTAGCGAGACACCAATAATTTCTTTATCCTCATACTTACTAGCCAACCAAGCATTAAATTCTTCAAGAGTTGTGATATCAGTTGTTTGTCTGATTATCTGCGATCGGTTCAATGACATAATCCAGATGTCAGCTGGGTTCCAGTTATCCTTCAAATCGGTCAAGCCGAACTTCTTTGCTAGAGCGAATAATATGTTAGAGTCGTTTCTCTCTGAATCTAAGTATATTTTATGCTTAGAAAACCCTGTGCCCATATTAGAACTGAATGCTCTATATTGTTGCTCAAAGTTATGCATCCACTCAGCACTGAAAGGATAGCCAACAGCATCAGATATTTGCTTGAGGTCTGTTTTCTTATTCTTAAACATAGCTGAGAAGTATTCGACAGAACCCATTTCTTGCTCAGCTGTTGACGGTATTGTTACCGCTTCTCCCTTCCGTGGTAGTTTACCAGTTCCGCGAATACCGCCTGATGGTGTCAGCGCAATATTTACCAACTTAGATGAAACATACTTATCACCAGAAGGGGAGAAGCCATAACCGACCAAAGTCTTATGTGATACAATTTTAGGCAATGCAGCTTTATCTGTCACTTTAATGACTAGACGTGTCTTTGCTCTTCTGAAATCGTATTTGGGCTCAATGTAAATTGACTCAGCATCTGCTACTTTCTGTAGTCGATTGAGGAATCTTCGCAATTCAGGATTCATTGCTGACGGTAAAGAGTCAAACCCCAACCACTGTTTAGTGGCTTCCGTCAAGTATTCATTGAAATTATGCATATCGAGCCTTAGTCTAAAATATAATTATAACCTATTTATAACATAAAGTAAATAGAAAAAGGAGCAGTTTGGGTGACATGCTCAGGTCAGGCGAAGTATAGGTGCGAGAGAGAGTGAGAGAGAAGCACCTATACTATCATGTTACATTTTAAAGCCACCGAAGTCCTTTCGTCCAGCTTTTTTGGTCATCCAGCTCATTTGATCATCTTCCTTCATACGCTTACCATATGTGGTATTATCAAACACAGGTCCATTATCGACAACATCTTCTTGAGCCTGTTGCTCAACGTCATACAGTCGCATCTTAGCTCGGTCAATGCCAACCATGAACCTTTTATACTGTCCAGGGTCACCATAACGATTCTTCAACTGCTTGATCATAATCTGATTAATTTCATCAAGTTCTTCAGTCACAATCAGCGCTGCCATAAAGTCAGCTGTAGCTGGCAAACCAAACGACTCAGAAGTATCAGTCAGGTCAATGTCACTGCTACCATAACCGCTACGAGTTGTTTGCGTAGCTGATACGATCGGCACGTTCTGCTCACCTGCCAGACCACGAATCTCTTCAGCAATAGCCTTGACCAAAGTGTAGGAATTGTGATTACCGCCATTACGAAGACGAGATGACATACAAATATTCAGATAGTCAATATAAATGATATCAGGCGTAAATGACTTCTTGAGTTTCAATTCATTAATTAGGTGACGAAAGTGACCACATCCAGCAGAGGCAGTCGGATACTCTTTTACAATTAACTTACCAGTTGTCTTGCCCTTTACCCTAGCAATTTTCTTATCATACATCGCCTTAGATAAACTCTTCAGGTCGTCGAGTGTCACATTGAGTAGATTAGCATCGATACGCTCCGCAATCTTTTCCTCAGCCATCTCCATTGTAATGTAGAGAACGTTCTTACCATCCATCATATTAGCCGAAGCCATATGACACATAGCCAAAGATTTACCTGCACCAGTACCAGCCATCAGAATGTTTAGCGTCTTACGAGGCAGACCACCTTGAGTGATCTTGTTCATGTACTCAAGGTCAAACGGAACACGTTCTTCTTTACGATGATAAAATTCATAACGCTCTTCGGCATCTTCAACAAAATCGTGACCAATATTGGGATCAAAAGAAACGGCAAGGGCATCGGAAAGTAACTCAGGAATTGAACCCTTATCCCGATCTTCCTTGTCATTAGGTTCTAGGATACTGATACTTTCCATGATGGCATTGTATACAGCCTTTTCCTGACAGAACTTTTCGGTCGTACCGATTAGCCAGTCTGCGTCTTCAGGCTGTTCAATATCCAGCTGGGAGATATACTCACCGCATTGCTCAAACTCTGTGTCGGATAGGTTCTTCACCTTATCCATCTCAATGGTCAGAGCTTCCTTAGTCGGAAGTGAGTTGTAGTTTTGTATAAACGAATCAATCTGCTGGTAGACCGTTTTCTCAATACGGTCTGAAAAATACTCTGGCTTCAGGTATGGGAGCGTTCTTCTCGCATATCCTTCATCATTCAGCAGGTGTCTCAGTATCAGTGTTTCCGTCGCCATTTGCCATCTCTCTCATATTTTGTTCAATAATATCTACAAGTATCCCGCCAAGTATATTAGAAGTAGTCTCATTATTGACGTCAACTTTTTCGCCATTCTGCACATCTAATACTTCAAAGTCTAGAATGCCTTGACCATCTTCTTCCCTAAACTTAACGGTGTCATATTGGAAGACGAATCCCTCTAGTTCGCCTTCCAACACCTCAATCGCCCAATGGTCAGAGTGATATGATTCATCCCTCTCAACCAATTTATACTTAACTGGCACCTTCAACCTCCTCAACTACCTCATCAACGCCAACCTGACCATACTTGAATTCTTTGCCAGCAGCAACTTCAAGCTGAGCCATAATGTCATCAGTAAAATATTCAGTCGGATTATTATTAATTGCCTTACCGAATACTTTGCGACCATCAGGTAACTCGAATCGAGTCGATACTTTCTTGATGATGTCATACTTCTCGGCAAGGTCAAGCAAGCCATAGTAACGATCAAGACCAGTGTCATATGACAACTTCACCTCAACCTTTTTCTGCTCTTTAGTGAATCGAGACTTATGCATTGTTACCTTGATAATGTTACCAACAACGTCAGTACCATCTTTATCTTTCTTCTTACCAAGCATAGCAATCGAAGACGCAGCATATTTAAGACCAGCGCCACCAGTGATTTCTTTGGTAGGAATATACGCACCAATAACATCGTAGACGTGGTTAGTAACTAGCAGAGGCACATTAGCTTTAGCCAGCTTCAGCGAAAGAACTCGGAATGTGCCACGCAGTAACTGCGACTTGGTCATATCACGTTTCTCGCTACCAGATTCGGTGTCGGCAAGTTCCTTAGCAGATGACAACATACCTAGTGAATCAAGTACCATCATCATCGGAGGAGCATCTTTACCTTGCTCGATATAAGTGGTCAAGATACGAGTCGCATTAGTCCGGAACTCTTCAATCGAAGACGGCTCAGAAATAACTACACGCTTGGTATCAATACCACGATCATCCATCATCTGCCTAGTAACAGCAGCCTCTGTATCAAAGTAAATAACACCACCATCTTTGTTATCTTCAAGGAACTGCTTAAGAACCCCAAGTACGAAGAACGTCTTACCAGTAGCAGACTCACCAGCAAAAGCGGTGATCTTATTATTAGGAACACCGCCATAGATACTACCAGAAATGGCAGCATTTAAAATATAAGAACCAGTGTCAATAGATCCCGAAAACTCAGAACTATTACCACCATCAGCAAGAAGGGATGTATTGTCAATACCCTTCACCATATCAGTCAAAAAACTCATTATAAACCTCTCATCAAAACTATTATACTATTATATACCAAATCAATCTCAAAGTCAACTATTATATATCTTATCAATTAGATCACTAAATTCTTCCAACTTACCCATACGATTTGGCCAATAGATATATGCTTTTTCTGGATTCTTAGCCAAGTTGTTAAGCAATGGTTTGAATGTATTGTACAGGTCAGCACATTTGGCTTCCCAACTATCAGCTGTTTCTGACGCAGCCTTAGCAGCAGTACTTGCCTGTTGTACGCTATCAAGTTCGTCTTCGTCCATAGCCGTGAAGCCAAAATCATTGAACTCATCCATTTTTTTTCTCCTTACAGTTATCACCATGCCATAGGGTGAAGTTTCCGCCCGCGAACTCTCTATCGCAATGTTCGCATGTATGCTTCTTTTGCTTTTTACAACGATCAGACAGGAGTGCTTTCTGTTCTTCTGTCATATTCGTTCCCTTATTGTGAGGGACATTTCCAATTTTAAAAGCTCCTTTAGGTGCGCCCATTCGATCGCAACGCTCTTTAGCTTTTTTGGACATACGTTCCTTCGTGTCATCGTCGTGTTTCCAACCTGCTGGAATGCCCACCTTTCCCCTCCTGTTATCACTCATTTTCTTACGAGAGCCTTCTGTATGATGCTCTGATAAAGAACCACCATCTCTACCATTTTCTGGTATGAGATTAGCCCAACCTTTGGACTCAACAATATTATTCTCTTCTGAGAATCTTAGTGCGACCGATTCAATTTCATTAATGTCATCACTGGCAAATACCAACACAGTCTTTATGTTGTTACCATGTTTCTTTAGATGACTTTTCCAATGTTTCCCCGACCCAGAATATTTCTCATAATCATCTCTGATTGTTTTGCCAAAGTATTTGAGATTAGTTTCGTTGTGCGTTTTTACATATAAATATATCATGCTGATACTCCTGTTTAGTATTAGAGTAGTCGGATGCTGAAACATCGCGGACTACACCTTTATTTATACTAATGAAGATTTACAGCAGTGAATAAACGCCTATCCGAAAAAGCCTTCAAGACTAGACTTCTTCTCATCACTCCAGCCAACTGACTCGAGTATAACTTTTAATGGGTCAAGAAACGCTTTATTAAATTGCGTCTCATAGTCTATATAACTGCTCAGGTCAAACTCTCTAGGCAACGTTGTCATAACGCTGATTACATTATGTTGAGCAGGGTTCGGACTATTTAGGTAACAGAACTTCAGCTTCTCACCATCCTTTACCAATTCATACTTCTTCTCAAGACCGTGCTTTCTAATCAGATGATTATAAACTAGACCACCACGAACGTGAATCGGTGTACTTTTGGGTATGGTCAAATCCTTCTTGCCATCATCGTACTTGCCGAAGTCAGAAACAGATCTAGGAAACGCAACAACTTCGAATGGCAACTGCTCAAACTTAGATCGGAAGTCAGATATAAATGCCTGAGCCTCTGACTCGCCACTATTCATAATAATATTAATTGCTTCTTCAAGTGCTGTTCGGCAAGACTGGGGCGTTGATGACTTTACAGTTTCAATTCCCATCATCTTCAGCTTGGGCTTGGCATATCGGACTCCCTCATTATCATACACATTCATCATGTATCTTTTCTTAGCAGTCCAGATAGCCTTGTCCGCAATAACTTCTCGCTTCATGAACATCTTCTGATCATACGAGTTTGTTATTCGTGCCAGTTCTTCATAACTTTTATCAATAAAAGGTTCCAACTTCTCAGCTGCAACTTTGTCCAGGAAATTGACGATCTTGACAGGGTCACTTCCCTCTTCAAAGCATTTGCGTACAAGTGCATCGAAGTTGACATAGATAGAATCCGTATCCGATGCAATAACATAATCAGCTTCGGATGTTTGAAGTAACTTATTAAGGTATTCATTAACTCTCCTCTCAATCCATTTAATTGACAACTGCCCTGATAGTGTGATTGCTTCCGCTTTCCTCACATCGAAGAACCTGAAGAATTTGTTTCCACACGCTCCGTATGCTGAGTTTAGCTGAACCTTCTTAGCAAGCTGCAAGTTCTTGTACTTACTAATGTCTTTAACTACCTGCCTCTTGCGCTCGAGCAGTTGTTCTTTAGACAAATCAGCAATATCAGTCATTAATTATCCTTTCTTCAAATATACCAATCAGCGAAAACCGAGCTTTGAATGTATCATAATCCTCAATGATTTCGCCATGCTTTTCTAACACATGGTTAATTATACTATACTTTTCAACGAAAGTAAAGCACCATGGGCAAATAGTTTCTACTTTTTCTGACACTTCCATCCAACACTCCTGCCCCTTTTGATCACACCACCTTTGTGGGTTCCCCATAATGTACTGTATGTTAGATTCCTTTCTTTACAGAAGTCTTCAAGGCGATTCGTTTCAAATTCTTCACCATCAGGCGAAGTAACTATCCACCAAGTTGCCATTGAATCGCGCATCTTTTCTTTATCTTTCCAACGCTCTTCCATATGCGACTTCATTTTCACAGCGTGCTCAGGTCGTTTCTTTCCGCGATTAACTTCTGCAGCTTTCGCCGAAGCTGCCCTATTAGCAGCCATCCTAGCCTCTGTATGGTAACCGCCACTAGCACGAGTAGCATCGACCATTCGCTTCACAACTTCAGGGTTTCTCATCGGATTGTTGTCACCAGTATTATCGACATGATCCCAACCACCTTTACCGCCTTCCATTAAATTGTAAGTGTGGTCGCCAATCTCAACAAGCTCAGCTTCCTTGGCAAACATTTCTTCAGAAGTCTCAAATATATGAAGAAGTTCTTTCTTGAAGTTATCTCTGCCGTATTTCTCAATTGCTCTATTCAAAGCAACACCAGAACCAAAGTAATCGTCATAGGGATTATTGGTTCGGTGCGCTCCGATATAGTATTTGCCATTCAAAGTA